GTTCAACCAGCATCCAAACGTGGCGCTGGTAGTGGCACAAAGAAGCGTAGAGGCACAGCACAGTTAACCGTTAAACGTCCCGGTATGGGTAGCTACACAGGTGGCGGTAGTGGTGTAAACCTTAATTCATAGAGTAACGAAAGAAAGCCAGCATGAGTATTGTATCACTTCAAAAGAACACGCTGTTAAACGCTGTGACAGCCAACACAACTGGTGGCGCTAACGGAACAGAACACGCCAAGGGTTGGACGTTCAGCATCACAGCCACTGGATCAGCCAACGCTACTGTCAACATAGAAGCATACGTTGGAGCATCTTGGTACAGCATCCATGAGGAAGCCATAACCAGTGCTGGTAGTTTTATGGTACGTGACGACGAAGGTCACTACGAGAAACTACGAGCAGTCGTGAGTAGCTACAGTGACGGTACGTTTACCGTGTACGCAACAGGAACAGCCAACAGCCTTTAACAAGTAATGGGTTTAAAAGCTCCGTCCAAACTAGGTGTAAGTCCTAGTCGATTTTCGAGGCTACCCAACAAGTTTACTAGGTCGTCCAATATAACCCAGACCGTACCAACCTCGTCCGATCCACGGGCTAACATCAAAGTTGTTATTGGGGTTACCGCTGACCACTCCGCTACCTTCACACGCTCTGCCAACATTGGTGTAGCTCTTACGGTATCTGCAACAGGACTGAATACGGGAGGTATAGTATTTGGCACGGCAGTAGTATCAGTCGGTATTACATCCACGGCATCTGCCAACGTAACCAGATCGGGAGTAGCTTCCATTGCTGTGGGCATTACGTCTACCTGCACAGGAGCATTGGCAACCCAGACCTATTATGGGACAGGTGTAATTAACGTGGGGATTACGGCAACGGCATCAGGTACTTCATATACTACCCACACAGGAACCGCCGATTGTCAGGTTAATATTGATATTGTTGCAACGGGATTAACCGATACGCAGATACCAGACGAAACCGCCAATGCCAATGTAATGACCCTGTACGGTGGAGCAACCCTCACGGACGATGCGGTAATAGGCACACGGGCAGTGGCATTTGATGGGGTTGAGGATTATGGGCGCATTGACAACACATTCCAAAGCACATTCCAATCATCGTTTTCCCTTAGTGCTTGGGTCAGGGTGGATGATGGAGATTTAGCAGGTGCTTCTAATACGATATTTAGTACAGTCCTTTCAGGGTATTCCAACCACCTTAACACTTCTTATGTACAGTTTTATTTCACAGGAGGCAAATTGCGTGGAAATTACCGTATCGCAGGGGGAAACACCTTTGGCGAAAGATTGATACAGGCAACAGACTCAAGTGCTGAATCAGACGGTCAGACTGCTTGGATTCATGTTGTTATGACTGCTGACTCTTCTTCTGATACTGTAAAAATATATAAAGATGGGAGTGAAGTAGGTTCAGCAACCAATACCGCAGTTGATTTTACGTCTTACAGTAGTTCTGTTAAATTAGCTATAGGCTTAGATTCTGAACCAAGTGGCACTGATGGGTTTCTGGCAGGTAAGATAGATGACGTATCCATATGGTCTACTGAGCTATCCTCCACGGACGTATCCAACCTCTACAATAGTGGTAGTGGAACAGACCTTACAGATAGCAGTGACTTGGCAGGTTGGTGGAAAATGGGAGAAGGAAGTACTGCAACCATAGTCCACACAGGAACCGCCGACTGTCAGGTCAACATTGATATTGTTGCAACGGGTCTGACTAATAACCAGATACCAGATGAGACGGTGACCGTATCCTCAATGACTCTGCATGGTGATGCTCTACTCACAGGTGATGCAGCGATAGGTACAAAGGCAATAGCGTTTGATGGTTCAAGTGGGTATGGAGTTATTAACGATACTTTCCAAAGCACATTCCAATCTCCATTCAGCATCAGTATGTGGCTAAAGCCTGATGACGGGCAAGATGGATTCCAGCGTGCATTGTTTAGGACTTATGCTACCTCTTCAGATTATATAATCTATGAGATGCAGTTGGGTAAATTGTATTTTTATATACATGATGACTCAGCAGGTACGACAAGGAGATACGAAACAACGTCAGCAGTATTTTCTGACGGGGCGCAATCCTCATATACTCATACCATTGTAACGGTAGACAGCACCGCAACTCCCATTATTTACATTAACGGCTCCAGTGTTGGTTTAACTCAAACACACAGTGATGCCATCTCCCTCTCCAATTACGCTGGGATTGGGAAAGCAGTTATAGGCACATTCTCAGAGGCTAGTCCTGCTGTCGGTAGCAAGTTCAAAGGTAAGATAGATGACGTTTCCCTGTGGTCTACCCAACTCTCATCCACCCAAGCTACTAACCTCTACAATAGTGGTAGTGGAACAGACCTTACAGGCAGCAGTGACTTGGAAGGTTGGTGGAAAATGGGAGAAGGAAGTACAGCACTTCCACCGAACGGAACAGCAACCATCACAGCATCAATCACAGCATCCGCTACAGGTACTTTAATCGAACCAGCAGCGTTTAGTAACAGTTACTCACTCGCCTTTGACGGGACAAACGACCTACTAAGAACTACGTTTAACTTGGCAGACATGGATGGAGCAGGAACAGCCACTTCCATATGGCAAAAGGGTATAACTGTGTCTGGGTGGATAATGTGGGACGCTGCCTGTGCGGACAACATCAGGGTTTTTCAGCACGAACCGGGCGGGCATAATAGGCTTGGTTTGGACTATGTACGTTCGACTGGTAAATTTGGGTGGAGTGTAGGTTCAAAGGCCCATACCACTGCCGACTTGAGCCTGTCCGCTGGAGAATGGCATCATTTTTGTGTGACCTGCGAGCCTTCCTCTGGTCATATTTGGTCTGGGCATCCCGGCCCTTATTCATTTTCAGGGACGACACCGTTCTGGTACGTAGACGCAGAACTTTATATCAACGGCTCAAGAGTAAGCTCGATAGGACATGATAACGGTACTTCGTGGGTGGAAGCGGCTGTTTATGGGTCTGCCAGTCATTGGACGCTGGACGGTGCGGTTGATTCCACCGAAACAGACTGGACAATTGATGCAGCCCCAAATTCAATTTATCAAGCGGCGAGTGGCGATCCACGAATAGGTTACATAGGCAACGAGCAAATACTTATTAGCGCAGATGTCGATAACGGACATACAAGTATGACTGTCCAGCGAGGATACAATAGCACCACTGCCACATCCCATGCGGACGGTGCTGTTATCCTTAATTCCCATAATGAACTGGTCTTCGGGGCAATGTATTACTATTGGCCCTACTACTATTACTGGAACGGCAAGATGGACGAACTAGCTGTCTGGGACGAGGCTTTAACATACGCAGAAGCCACAGCTTTATACAACTCAGGCACACCTATCGAGTTGACCAGCGACTCTGGTAACTACGCCAGCTCCGCCAACCTTCAAGGCTGGTGGCGCATGGAAGAAAACACAGGCACTACCGTAGCTGATTCCTCGTCGAACAGTAATACTGGCACGTTAGTCAACGGACCAACCTTCGACAGTAGTACACCATGAGCAATCGAGCATATGTAATTCTAAACGCTTCAGAAGCAGAGGCTATCAACTACAGTCAGGTGCTGGAAACGTCCTTTGAGACGCTAAGGTTTTCCACCGACCAATCCCAAACTTTCGTCAAGTATACGGGAGTAACCCCTGATTGGTTGGTTGGAAAGACCAGTTACAACAAGGCAGAAATGCTAGAGATTTTAAACAACCCCGACGGCAATTGGTTGCCACCGGAACTTTAACCACAACACAAACCATAGGATATATATCATGTCAGAAGCAAGTGACTACGTAGAAAATCAGATACTGAATTGCTATCTGAATCAGGGCAACATAACAGCACCAACCGCCATCTGGTTAGGTCTACACTCCTCCGATCCGACAGACGATGACGGTGGTGAGTTAGCTGTATCCAACGGTTATGGGCGTGTTGCTATCACAACCAAATTTGATGCTGCATCAGGAACAGGCGGAAGTCTCTCCAGTAATGCCGATATCACAGGCTTCGCCGCAGACGGTGGAGATTGGGCAGCAGCAACCCACATAGGCATCCACACAGCAGAGACAGGTGGAGAGTTACTCTTCCATACACCACTAGCTAGTTCAGTTACGGTGGCAGATGGAGACTCCTTCCAGATAAGCAGCGGAAACCTCACTGTAACAGTAGCTTAATAACCCGTCATCATGGAACAAGAATCAGCCCAGAACCTGTATTCCCAATTGGAAGGACAGCGGTGGTCGTTTCTCGACCGTGGGCGTGAAGCGTCCAAGTTGACGCTACCCTATGTTCTACCACCTGATGGTCATACAGCCAGCAGTAAATACTCCACACCCTTTCAAGGGATAGGAGCCAGAGGTGTTAACAATCTGTCATCCAAGTTGTTACTTGCCTTGTTACCTCCCAACGCACCTTTCTTTCGGTTAACGATTGATCGGTATGAGTTGGACAAAGCCAAGGCAGAACTTGGCGAGGAAGGGGGTGAGCAACTACGGAGCGACTTGGAAAAAGCGTTATCTGAAGTTGAACGATCTGTGATGCAGGAAGTGGAAGTAGAAGCTTTCCGTGTGGGAGTCTTTGAAGCACTGAAGAACCTGCTCATTACTGGTAACACTCTACTGTATCTACCTGATGAGGGTGGTATGCGTGTGTTCCGTCCAGACCGCTTTGTGGTTAAGCGTGATCCTATGGGCAACGTCACACACATTGCCACCAAGGAAACAGTTGCTCCAATGATGCTTCCAGAAAGCGTCAGGGGTGAGGTGTACAAGGACGGCAATAAGGAGAATACTTGTGACCTGTACACGGCTGTTGTAAGGCAGGACAAGAAGTTTATTGTTTATCAGGACGTTAAAGGCATACCCATAAAAGAGTCGATGGGAGAGTATTCTATCGACAAGTCTCCTTGGTTACCTTTACGCTATACACGTATCGACGGTGAAGATTACGGGCGAGGGTTTGTCGAGGAGTACCTTGGTGACCTGAAGAGTCTGGAAAGCCTCACACGGGCTATTGTGGAAGGTTCCGCAGCAGCAGCCAAGGTTCTGTTCATGGTCAACCCTAACGGGACGACAAGGGCAAGGACACTTGCTGAAGCAGCCAACGGTGCAATTGTCCAAGGTAGTGACTCTGACGTTAGTGTGTTGCAACTGAATAAGTTCAACGACTTCCGTGTTGCCCAGACAACGATGGCAACGATCCAAGACCGATTGAGCCACGCCTTTCTACTTAATAGTAACGTAGTGCGTGACGCTGAACGTGTTACCGCTGAAGAGATACGTATGCTCAGTCAGGAACTGGAAGCAGCCCTTGGCGGGTTGTACAGCATCCTGTCCCAAGAATTTCAACTACCGCTGGTCAGTAGCTTGATGTCACGGATGAACAAGGAAGGTCGTCTTCCGAAGTTACCACCGGACATTGTTAAGCCAACCATCGTTACTGGTGTGGAAGCACTGGGACGGGGGAATGACCTGAACAGGTTGGACATGTTCCTTGCTGGAGCCACGCAAGTGGTAGGTCCAGAGGCAGTTGCCCAGTACGTTAACATTGGTGACTACTTCAAGAGACGGGCTACAGCATTAGGCATAGAGACGGAAGGACTAATCAAGTCCGACGAAGAAATTCAACAGGCAGCACAACAAGCTCAGATGCAACAGATGGCTGAGAAGTTGGGTGGACCAGCAATTAACGCAATGAGTCAACAGTCATTAGCTTCACAAGAACAAGAAGCACCTGTTGAACAATAACAAAAACAACAAACATAGGAAAACATCGTGGCAGAACTAACAAGAGTCGCAATCAACGACCCAACACCGGGAGAGATGGAACCTGAACAGGACGCTCCTGTTGCAGAACAACCAGCACCGCAAGCACCAGCAAACGTACAAGGTGCAACGGAACCAGAGGAACAACCTCCTCATCTGGCTGACTCCTCCGAAGAAGAGACGGCTGACCCTGAGAAGGGTGGGTTGGAGATAACTCCTGAAGAAGAACCGGACAGACCTGAATGGTTACCTGAGAAGTTCAAGAGTGTTGAAGACATGGCGAAAG